ATCGATTTCTCCGTGATTACACCACAGCTCTCGTAAAACGCCAGTGGGGTCAAAATCTTGTTAAATATGAAGGGGTTCAGATGCCTGGTGGAGTGACCTTAAATGGACGGGCGATTTATGACGAAGGAAATCGTGAGGTCTCGCAGCTTGAAGAACAGATTCAAGCAAGGTTTGAGCTACCGCCAGAATTCTTGGTCATGTAGGAGGGCGCATTTATGGCAACCAACTCCTACGTTCGTTGGTGGGCAGATACAAACGAACAAACGTTATTACAAAATTTAATGACTGAAGCCATCAAGTTTCATGGCTTTGATATTGTGTATATGCCGCGGTCTATGCGACGTGAAGATACACTTTACAATGAAGATATTCTCAGTAAGTTTACTACGACGTATTCGATTGAGGCCTATCTCAAGAATGTAACTGGATGGGACGGACAAGGGGATTTCTTAAGTAAGTTCGGATTACGTGTTGAAGATAAAATGACCCTGATGATTTCCCGTGAACGATTTGACGAACTTGTTCCACGCGCACGAGTGACGACCGGACAAATATCCGCAGAAATAAATAGTGTAACAGTCAGTGGGAATAACACAAAGTTTCGTTCCGAGCTTGTCGTCGGTGACACTATTATTACTAGTCACAGCGGACAATCGCGCACCATTGTGTCGATTGCAAATAACACTCAACTAACAGTGAATACAGCTTATACGAGTGCTGTGAATTCTGAGTATTTTTCAATACCGACGACTACAACGCTGGTGCTACCAACGGATCGTTCTTCTCTTCCTCCCTCGCGACCAATGAAAGGGGATTTAATTTATTTTCCCGAACCATTTAACACAATGATGGAAGTCACATTCGTAGAACATGAAACAGCCTCAGGACAGTTTTATCCATTAGGCACACGAACCTTTTATGAAATATCGTGCGAGATATTCACGTACAGTCATGAAGTTATTGAGACGGGTGACTCAAGCATTGATACTTTTGCACAAACCTATGAGTATCAACAAAATCTTTTATTGGCGCAAGATTCAGGTACAGGTACATATGAAGTCGGTGAGCATGTCTATCAGGGAAGTAACTTAGCGGATAGTACTGCCAGTGCGGATGTCGTATCATGGGATTCGAGTAATCGCATTCTACGAGTGGGAAATATTAAGGGTGAATTTGCCCCTGCGATATTGGTACTTGGACATAATTCGGGCGCCTCATACTATCTCAACGAGGCTCCGAATAAGATGTTACTACCAAACACGAAAGCTGCTGACAATACGTACTTGGATGAACAAGATGACGTTATCATTGATAATCGTGAAATTCATCGTATCGTCGGAGGCTTCTAACTATGTTTGCGCCGTTTTATCACCAATCGCTTCGCAAATATCATATTGCATTTGGCAGTATTTTTAAGAATTTGACGATAGTACGTGATGATGCAGTTGGGGATGAACTACAACGTATAGTAATACCGGTTGAATACGCAAACCGTGAGGGGTGGCTTACTCAGTTACGTCAAGATCCTGATTTGAACGTTCAAACCGCAATTGTATTACCGCGACTGGCGTTTGAAATGGTGAGTATGCGATATGACCCGTTACGAAAACTGAATAGTTTGAACCAGCGTACATCACCGACTCGTGATATGTCGGTGAATACCGTACGTCGATACTTTGTGGGCAACCCGTATATTTTAACATTTAATGTGTATGCGATTACGCGTAGTGTTGAAGATGCTAATCAAATCGTCGAACAGATTTTACCGGTATTCACTCCTGACTATTCTATGATTATTCGGTTGATTCCGTCGTTGGGCATTTTAGACCGCGTGCGTGTAGTGATGGATGGTTCTCCGCAATGGTCGGATACTTATGAGACGGCGGGGCTTAATAATACACGGGAAATTATTTTGACGTTTACATTTAATGTGTCTGCAACCATTTATGGTCCGGTGTTGCCTGTTTCACCCGCTATTATTCGTCATATTATGATAGACTTATATAACATTCCAAGCAATAAGATTATGGAAGGGCCTAACTATGTTGTGACTGATGCGTTAGATCGTATTATGTTAGAAGATCGGCGCGGTCGTGTGATTAATGAAGATAGTGTAGTAGATTTGCGAGCGTTTGCGCGTCAAGCACGCATTGATATTGTGCCCAATCCGATTGATGCACCACCACAAAAGCCCGTAGACAGTGAAACGACAATTACAGAATATGTGGACGGCAAACAGTCCTATTCTAGTTTGGGAATTGATGATGAATCGGATGTACCACCACCTATTGTATAAAGTGAGGATAGCCTGTGAATGACTCAACGAAAGATACACTGAATACTATTTTTGATGTCGAACCTATTGTAGAGTCTACAACCACCGAAATTGCTCCGATGGTTGAGATATTGCCGGTCAAGGCATCCTCGATACCCACAGAAGAAAACGATGCGGAAAAACTAGCACACGAAGACTTTGAGTTTTCCCGAGGAGCATTAAAGTCCGTGGCGACTGAATCGCAGAATACCCTGCATCGTGCGGTGGATGTGGCGAACCAGACAGATACTCCTCGGTCGTTTGAAGCGGTTGGTGACTTGGTACGAGCCACATTGGAAGCTCATCGCGAGCTACAAAGTTTGCATAAAACCGCGGCGGAAGTTCGTCTTGCTACTAAAACTGCACAAACACCAACTAGTCAGGTGAACATTCAGCAGGGAGTAGTATTTCAAGGAAGTTCTGAGGAGCTGTTACGGTTGATTTCTAAAGATCGTCAGTAGGTGTTTATGGGACGTGAAGATGAAATTTTTAAGGGGAATGCAAGTTTACCTCCTGCTGATGCCACATATGCATACAATGTGGATGAACTGCGTGAGTTTGTGAAATGCTCACAAGATCCCGTGTACTTCATTAAAACCTACATGAAGATCATTCAAGTAGATAAGGGCTTGGTGCCATTTAAGATGTGGGAGTTTCAGGAAAACATGATGCGGTGCTATCATGAAAACCGCTTTAGTATTACCATGTGCTCTCGTCAGGTCGGTAAATCCACCACGGTTATTGGATACTTTTTGTGGTATATTTTATTTAATGTCAATGCGCGGTGCTGTATTTCTGCCAACAAACAAAAGACAGCGGTCGATCTTTTAGGCCGTCTCAAACTTGCGTACGAACATTTGCCTCGATTTCTTCAACAAGGGGTTGTTCGCTGGGCCCGCATGGAGGTTGAATTGGCCAATGGCGCATCGTGTTTCGCGGCCGCAACGTCGTCCAGTGCGGTGCGTGGTGGATCGTATAACGTGTTACTCTTAGATGAGTTTGCGTTCGTACCAGAGAACATCGCGAATGAATTTTACGCATCAACCTTTCCAACTATTACGTCAGGTAAAACCACCAAGCTGATTATTGTCTCCACTCCAAATGGTATGAACTTGTTTCATAAGTTCTGGAGTGAAGCTCAGTCTGGAGATAATGACTTCAAGCCGCTCTTTGTGCACTGGAGTCAGGTGCCGGATCGCGATGAGCGATGGAAAGAAGAAACGGCGCGGAATATCGGCGGACCTGAAAAATTTGCACAAGAGTATGAGTGTTCATTTTTATCAACTTCTTATACACTGATTCGATCACAAGTAATTCAGACACTTACACACAAACAACCAATTGAAACCAGTGAAACCGGTTACGCTGAATTTTTACCACCGGATGAGTCGCGAGCATATGTTATGACGGTCGATACCGCGTCGGGGCAAGGTTTAGATTATTCTACATTTGTCATTTTTGATGTATCGGAAATGCCGTATCGCGTGGTTGCGACATATGCAAATAATCGTATTACAACGATGGAATTTCCTCAAGTTATTATGCAGTACGCAAAACGATATTTTATGCCGTGGTTGATGGTAGAAGTTATGGATATCGGACGAGACGTAGCATTCATTCTTTCTCGTGATCATGAATATTCGCGACTTATGACGGCAGTGACCGAAAAGCGATTAGGGCAACGACTAACATTTAATTCTACTCCGAAACGTCATTTGGGATTACGTATGACATCAGGAGTAAAACGATCAGGATGTGCGGTGTTAAAAACCCTAGTCGAGAACCACCATCTTATTCTGAATGATTATCGCATCATTCAACAGTTGTCAGTTTTTGTGCAAAAAGGATCGTTGTATATGGCGCAAACGGGGCATCATGATGATTTAGTAATGCCTTTAGTGATGCTTGGATGGATTTCATTACAGCCAAACTTTGCTGAAGTTACAGGGACACGAGCGTTGGATAACTATACGCGATTAATTGCAGAAAGTAAAGACAATCTCGTTCCAATTGTGATCAACGATGAGCAGCCCATGCCAATAGGAGTCTTTGGGCATGATGAAGATGACGACGACTGGAGCTGGGTGCTCCGCTGAACGAAGAAGGTTTACTAAATATCAGTTGATAGATTAAGCACTATCAGGGTGGCTTACATTTTAGACTTATCGAGGAGTAACCTATGGCAACGCAAGTCAGTCCAGGCGTAGTAATTAACGAAATTGACCGTTCAGATTCGCTCACACAAGTGACACTGACGGAAGGGGCCGTTGCGGGATCGTTCGCGTGGGGCCCAGTTCTTAAGGTTGCAACTGTTGCGTCAGAAACCGAACTAGTTGATACTTTTGGAAAACCAAATAACGAGACAGCCAGTGCTTTCTTTACGGCTGCTAATTTTTTGTCATATAGTAATACTCTTCGTGTGGTACGTAATGTGAACTCCACGGCATTAAATGCCACTCAAAATGGTAGTGGGACGCTGATTAAAAACGACGACCACTATGAATCACAGGTCGCAACCATCGATGGTAAAGGTACGTGGGCCGCGAAGTATCCGGGAACTCTTGGAAATTCACTTCGCGTCGAAATGTGTAGTAGTAGTGAAGCATTTAGCCTCGCTCCGGCACAGGGTACTATTAACGCATCATTTAATAGTACGACAGTCACCTTTAGTGCGAATGTAAATAGCGTTTCGGTTGGTGATACATTAATTGTCGGATCACAGAAGCGCAGAGTCACAGCAAAAGCCAATGCTACGTCAGTTACGGTAAACGCTGCATTTACTTCTGCGGCATCAAATGGTGCAGCATTTACTCGTGAGTGGAAATATGCTGGATTGTTTTCTGCGGCGCCTGGTACATCAACATATGTGTCTGACCGTAGCGGGGCTAACGATGAGTTACATATTGTAGTCATTGACGAAGATGCTGTCATCACTGGTACTGCAAATACTGTGTTAGAACGATATCAAGGATTAAGCAAAGCTTCCGATGGTAAGGCAGAAAATGGTGCGCTGAACTATTATGCTGAAGTAGTGAATGCACGATCAGAATGGGTATGGTTCTTAGACCATCCTTCAGATGGTGCTAATTGGGGTAACGCTGCTGCTGGTCTGAACTTTGCCGTGACAGCAGGAACCCACGTTGCGTCATTGACGGGTGGTACTGCGGGCGAAACATTAACGGATGCTCAAAAACAGACCGCATATGATGTATTTCTCGATGAAAACGTAGACATATCATTTATAATGGCAGCCGAGGCGACCGCAACCGTTGCATCGTATATCATTACAAATGTTGCCGAGCCACGTAAGTATGTTATGGCGTTTATCTCACCAGAACGAGCAGATGTGGTGAATAACGCTGGATTTGAAACGAGCGATATCATTGCGTTCCGTAATACGCTACCCTCCACTAGTTATGCTGTGTTAGACTCGGGGTGGAAGTATCAATATGACAAATACAATCAAGTTTACCGTTATGTGCCGCTAAATGGTGACATTGCTGGTCTTGCGGCTCGCACGGATGAGGTTGCTGAGTCATGGTTCTCCCCCGCAGGCTTTTCGCGAGGTCAGTTGAAGATTGGTAGTGCGGTGAAGCTCGCGTGGAATCCGAAGCAAGCGGATCGCGATAGTTTGTATCTCAAGGGTGTTAATCCTGTAGTATCGTTCCCCGGTGAAGGTACCGTGCTTTTTGGAGACAAAACGTTACAGGCAAAGCCAAGCGCGTTTGATCGTATTAACGTGCGACGCTTGTTCATCGTCTTAGAAAAGACTATTGATCGCTCCGCAAGATTTCAGCTATTTGAGCAGAACGATGAATATTCACGAGGCGCCTTCGTTAATATGGTAGATCCATTCCTTCGTTCCGTAAAAGGACGACGGGGTATCTCAGACTTCTTTGTGGTGTGTAACGAAACCAACAATCCACAGGACGCCATAGATCGTAATGAATTCCGTGCAGACATCTATATTAAGCCAGTCCGCAGTATCAATTTTATTCAATTGAACTTTGTGGCGGTGCGTTCGGATGTGGCGTTTTCTGAAGTCATTGTTTCATAACGCATACTAAATAGGAAGTAGGAGACAAGATATGGCATTTCCGAATATTACACAGTTCAAAGAACAATTACAAGACGGAGGAGCACGTCCTTCTCTTTTTGAAATGACGATTGCTTTTCCGCTGGCGCTACAGGGGCTCTTCGGGGATACCGTCCGCAGCGCAACTGACTTCTGGCGATTTCATTGCAGAATCTCTGAGATTCCAGGCAATCAGCATAATCCTATTTCGTTAAAGTACGCAGGTCGAGAAATTAAATACGCTGGTCAGCGTACGTTCAACAATCTCAGTGTTACCATTTTAAATGATGAAGCATTTAGAGTGCGTCGGGGATTAGAACTGTGGTTTGAAGCGATGAACACTCGTGAAACTAATAGATCCCTTCTCACTCAGAATACGCGGACCGGATTCGGATCATACGCAGGAAGTGGCCAGGTGACACAATATAGTAAGCAAGGGACCAAGGTGCGCGCATACAAATTTGTAGATATGTTTCCCGTCACCCTCGCTCCTATTCCATTAGATTGGTCGAATGACGGTGCAATTGAAGATTACACCTGTGAATTTGCGTATCAGTATTGGACGCCGAATGCTCCAGATTCTGCCGTCGACGGCGTGTCAGCGGATAGCGCGTTGATCAACGTCTAAGAAGCGGAAATTATTATTGGAGCGGAGAAGCCTATTTTGGGTTTCTCCGCTTTATCTTATTATGATATCTTGTGAACAATATATAATCGCCAGTACAGACACCTATGCCGGCCTCAAATTTTAGCATTAATCGATTTAAAGAAGCGGTTGCTCAATCGGGAGGGCTTGCTCGCCCCATATTTTTTGAATGTACA